CCCAGCCACGCTCAAACGAGCTGGGAGTTCTTATTTCAACGCTCGAAAGACTTGCTCAAAGTGTTCGGGGGTTTGATTGGCTAGTTCTATGTGGAACCAGTTTGGGTTGCCTTCGTAGGAACCTGCGTTGTCTGTTGCAGTAAAAATCTTGACGCCTGTCTTGTTTTCGCCTCGACTGCAGCGATACCCGGCACCAAAGTCGCCGTATGCGTACCAGTGCATTTCGCATAGTCCAAGGGCTTTTGAGTTGGCTAGGAACCAATCCCATATTTCTCGGGCTTGCGTTTCGTCTTTGTATTTTAGATCAGCTGCGTACCCGGTGGCGTGGACGGATAGTCCTGCGTTGTTGCGCATTGGGCGGTTGGCGTAGGTGCCTAGTGACGTCAGACCCCAGCGCGCTTTGCACAGTTCAACCAGTTTTGCGGTGACGGGCTGTGTGGCTTTGCCATCCCATGATGGGTAGTACGGGTACGGTCTAACGGTCATGGTGCTGGTGGGTCTTTCGGTCTGTCTTTAAGCCCGTTTCCTGCTAATACCCCTAAGAGCCCGCCAGTCAATGTGGCAAGCATTGGCGAGAGTACAGACCAAGCCGCATCATCGTTAGGTGAGACTTCGAGAGGTTGTGTCACAAATAGCAAGCCGTAAAGCAATGCCAAGATGGATGCAAGGAACGCAAGTGTTAATCCGACTGCTACAACAAAGATTAGTCGTGCTTTGATTTCTTCATTGCTGTGTCTGTTGTCGGGTTTCATGCGCATTTCCCTCCTGTGCCATAGGCAGGGGCTGTTGTTGGAGTAACTGTTTCAGTTACGCCGCGTAGGGCTTTGTTTTTAGTTGGTGAGCAGTTGAGACGTTCACGGTCTGCACATGCCGTTAATGAAGTTAAAAACACCAATAAAATAAGGCTAGATTTCACGAAATGTCACTTGTGGTTCGTCAGCTAATAAGGCTATTTCTTCGGCTGTTAGATCACGAACAATAATTTCGTCTGTTTCAACGTCGTGAAATACGCCAAAAGGTTGTGTTGGTTCTGGGTTGCTCATGTGTTATGCCTTTCGATATCCGTAAATTGTGATAGTCCCTGCGCCAAATGTTTGACCGCCAGCCATTGAAATGTAAAAACCTGTGTTACTGGAGCCGTTGGTACTCCAATAAGCAGAAGTGCCACCATAAGAAGCTGTGCCATCATAAGACGACCATTGAATTGTGGCTGTTTTTCCTGTTGAAGCAAAAGCATTGTAATTATCTAGACTTACAACCATGTTTGCGCTTCCAGTCAAACCCAAAATTAAATCAGTTGAATTAGCAGTATTGAAAGTAAGAACCGTTCCACTAGTTGCCAATTGATACATGCTTGCGGTGTAATTCCCGCTTGTGGTGCCGTTCGGGTACATGCTGAAAGTTAAACCGCCAGTAGCACTAGAACTGGTTTGAATGAGAACTTTGTAACGGTCATAGGAACTGTTATAACAACCCGAAACAGTTACCATTGAAGCACCAGCGGTAATTGTTGTAGTGCTTAAATAAACCAGCCCACCATTATTTAAGTAGGTGTTGGTATCGGAAGCTGTAAGAACTTCACCTGTTGTAAATGTTTTAACGGCCATGGTTAATATCCTAACTTGTTGTAATTGAGTCGCCCGAACACCGCATCATTTAAGATGAGATACGCGTTGAGATCAGCACCCGACACAAAATATGTGTATCGAGAACCAGCAGGCGTAGCCGAAATAGTGACACCCTCAACAATGCACTGAAAAGTCGTGCCACGAAACGCCACAGACACCTGCGCCCCAATCACAGACGAAGCCCCACTGGAAGCGCCCGAGCCAATCTGGTCAAGCTTGAAAGTGTTTTGAGCTTCGGCCATGCACGAAAAAGAACCAATAGCAAATTTGGAAGAGCCGTAATTACCGAGAAGGTAATTAGCAAAATCTCTGGCTTGACTAGTTGAAACATTAAACGTGTTGGTCTGCAATGTCCGGTATGGCTTGACCGCCCCAGTATTAGTCACAGTCTGAGCAGAGTAACTTTCAGGCGTCACCGTTACTTGCGTGTAGTAGTTATCGGCAAGGCTAAGAAAGTCAATTTGGTCATACACCTGATTAGTCGCGTTGTTGGCTGTATCGCTGAAGTTCACCGCTGAGGCTGTGCAATCAAAAGGTGAGACTACAAGTACGCCAGTAGTTTGTGCGTCAATCATGCGTGAGTTGGTTGTCATTAGTGATCTGTTGAGCCAGTCGCCCCACGTGCCCGAAACAGTTGTGCCAGCCATGTCAGGACTAGAAGCGAGGCTGTATTGCAAAGTCACACCCGACTGAGTGGAAGCCGTATTCAGTTGGGAGCCGAAAGAAGCAGCTGCCATTGCATAGCCGTTACCTTGGGCGCGTCCCAGTCGAGCAAAAGAACACTCAATAGATAAATCAAGATAGTCAGCGTTGCCAACGCCACCTACATAAGGAATGCCGTATTTAGCAGAAACATTGTTGATAGTTCCTAACAATGTGTTTTTGCCTGATGTTGTATTAACAATTTTAATAAAAGTGCCAGAAACTAAAGCCGTAATGGGCGATGCAAAACCTGTTGGGTAGCGCAAAGATACAGAAGCCGTAGAAGCGTTGTATTGGTTTAACTGTGCCTGACGACCAATGTTTACAGTGATGTTTTGCACATTACTCAACGCGGTGTAGGTCACATTGTCTGTGCTGTAAGAAACGGTGTAGGTCTGAATAGCCATTAGTAGATATTGCTTGTCCGAATTGGGATTGAACCGTTTTGGCGCATATATGTGCGCAAAGCATCTACTACTGATTGTGGGTCGCCACCGTTGACGTTGATGTTGATTGTGTTGCCACCCATACCACCGCCAGCGTTTGCCCCACTGAGAGGGATTACAGCCTCCGGGCCTTTTTCACCAATCATGGCAAGCGTTGGACTTGTCACAATGCCACCGGCAGCAAGCATTGGGATTTCGGGAACGCTGAAACCTTTACCACCGAGACCCGGCACCCACGACGGGATGCTGAATGACAACTTGCCGAACGTGTTGTTCCACAGGCTTGCAATGCCGTTGAAGACGGTCTTAACGGTCGTCATCAGGCTGTTGAACAAAGGAATTGTGACGTTTGTAATCCACCATTTGATGGCTCCGAAGACGTCGTCGACAACGGTCTTGAACGGCTCAAACTTCTTGTACGCGGTTACCAGCAAAGCGCCGAGACCGACAACCGCGATGGCAATCAGGCTGAACGGGTTCAGAGCCATTGCAACGTTTACGGCAACGATGGCGGCAGCGATAGTGGCAATTGCCGCGCCAACCGCCAAAAGGATTGTGGGATGATCTTGTGCCCAAACGCCAAAGGAAGTGAGCAACGGAAGGACGGCTTCAACGGCTGGAATAAGCGCGGCACCTATCGACTCTTTCGTTTCCGATAAAGCGACCCCAAGACGCTTGAACTGCCCCTGTGCGGTGTTGGCAGCGGTACTTGCCTGATCCATAAAAGTGCCAGACAAGGCAGCCATCATTTCATCGGCTGTGGCTCCATCTTTAGCCATCTGCTTTAGTTCAGGGGATAATTTTGCGAGTGCCGCAGTCGAGCCACCTGCAGCCTTAGCCATCGCCTCGGTGACGGTACTCAAATCTTTTCCAGTGCCGCTTGAGACATCCATTGCGATGGACATCAACTCTTGAGCCTTGGTGACGTCATGAGTCTGGGTCATCAGTCTGGCCAGCGCCGGTCTCAAATCGTCATCGGTATATCCGAGAGCCTTACCTTGTGCCGCTATCCAATTTTCCGTGGCTTTGATCTGACCGTCAGTAGCGCCAGTGGTGTTGCGCATCGTAAGTGCAAGTTTGTCCTGCGCAGCGGCGTCCTCAATCGCGCCCTTGGTGGCATCAAACAAGGCGACGCCCACTGCAGCTAGTCCAGCGGCTGCGGGAACGGCAGCCTTCTTGATTGCGAACTGCGCCTTCTGTCCGGTGGTCTCGAGTTGTTTGAATTGCGCCACGGCGCGAGAAATTCCAGCCCCGTCAAATTCTGTAATGATTGGGATGGTTATTGACATCAGATTCTCCCGTTGTTGCCGGTCAACTTCATGACCTTATTAACTAGATCGCGAACTTGTTTGTCGACTTCTTCATTTTGGGCTTCGTAGGCTCGCCAGATAATGCGGGATGGTGATCCAAAGCGGGCTTGCAAAGATCGCGAGAGGGGACCTTTTCGTGCCATGTCAAACAGGGTAGCCTGCGGACCTCCCCACCTGATGCCAAAGGTTGCCAGGTTCTGTTTGAATCCGCCTGGCGCTTCTCTGATCTTTTTTCCGCTGGTGAACGCTTTCAGATTTTTATTGACCTTGGCTGGTTCCCAGTGCATTAGTTCAGCGCCGCTGTTGCCTGTCCACGATCGAGCCATACCCGAAAGGGGTGGGTCATCGGGAATGCGACGTCGAGCCTCTACAAGAACGGGGTCGACGATTGACTTGAACTCGGTCGTGATTGATCGACGCAGTTTCTTATCAATCTTGTTGAGTTGAGCCAGCGCATCTTTAAGACCAACTACTTCAATGGGACCAAGTTCTGATGTCATTTGCGCCTGGACTTATTTATCACGTCTATGACTGTGTTCATGTCTTGAGTCTCGAAAGGTATTTGTGGAGGCCACCACCCAGTTTCAACTAGCAATTCTGCTAGAGATCGTGAGTAGGTGCCTCGACGGTGGGGTTTGTTGGTTCGTCCGTTACAACTTCGATTGCAACAAGGCGCTTGACATAGTCGTCAAAGACTGCCGGTACAGAGATGCCGTGAATCTTGCACGATTCAAAAGCCATGAATGCTAGGTCTTCAAGCCCTACGCCTGTAGAAAGGTTGGAGGCTTTTTGCTTAAACTTTCGCTCCCATGCGATGATCACATAGAGGTTGGTTTTTACTTCGTAGGTTGTTTGATCTGTTGTTACTTTGAGCGTGAGTTGCATGATGTGTTTCTGTTGTTACGGGGTGACGTCGCGTACCCAAGTACCACCTGTAAAGGAAGCCTCGACGGTTGCGAGTTCGCCCACTGTGGAGTTAATCGGGGTGAAGTTAGCGAGCATGCAGTTGGTCAACACATACTCAGGGTTCGTGGCTGTCTCTGATGTGCCTGATGGCGAGATAGTCAGGATGGTTGTTCCTGTGCCTACGCAAGAATTCAGAATGCCTTCAACTTCGGCTGCGCCGTATGACAAGAAGAAAGTGATTGACACGTCTACCGACTGCAGGCCTTGCACCATGCGATGGCCGGTATCCCCGAAGGCTGTACTTTCAAGAGCGTCGTAGCCCACTGTAATCATGCAGGCATTTGCCTGATCGCTTAAATCGGTCGTGGTAGCGCCTTGGGTGATGTTGATAGTTGCGTTGGATAGGAATGTTGTTGTTGCCATCGGTGGCTCCTTTTTGTTAGTTGCGCCGTACTGCTACGGCAACGGTCATGTCATAGCAGGGAAGCATCTGTTCGCCGTATGAAGCGAGAGATGGCCTTCCGTCCACTATGGCGATGGTTGAGTTCATAATGGTGTCGACAGTTGTCATCAAGTAGTCGCCGCTGTCTTGGTTGCCAGGGGGACCAGCCAAGACGCGGATGACTAGCCGAATGTCTCCCACGTTATAAGTGAAAGCATCAAGCGTTGGTAGTTCAATCATGACGGACAACGGGCGAGCGTTGCGTGGGTCCGTGACGGGCTTGAGACCTAAAGACGTTAGTGCGGTCTTGGTAGCGGTTACCGCTTCGTAGAGAATCCCCGATGCGGCCATCAGGCAACCTGTGGTCTTCCGCAGCCAAGTAGCTGCATGATCTGGCCCAGAGACATTGTCGGTGATCCCATACCCATCGAATCGAAGGACGCATAGCCGTCGACGGCTCCTCGAGTGCGGTACTGCATCGCGGCGTAGTTGATTGTGCCCAACTTGGCTGCCCCGTCTGGAGCGCTTGAGAGGCTGTCTGTGTAGCCCGCCTCCCTACGCTTACGGAACGCCCAACTGTTAGCCGCAGAGACGCATACAGCGATGAATGCGGTGTCATTGGCGGTAGCGACCTCGATGCCCAGCCAACTGGTTACATCGGCTGATGTAATCCAACTCGGGCTGGGGGTGAAAGTGACTGTGCCAGTAGCAACCGAACGGTCGAAGTCTGTGCCTGCGTTCTTGTAGATGAATTGGTTCTCCATGATGACTTGATAGTCAAATAAGAGATCCCCTTCTTCTGAGACGCCTGTAAACAGGTAAGGCTCGGTAGAGATGACAGTCTGCGTACCACTGAATCCGTGATCTGCTCCTGCCACGACTACCGAGTCTTGAGGTTGGATGTCTGTGTCAACGAAAGTCTGCATAACGGCATAGTCGTCTAGTCGCGTATGAAAAGCGATGTTGAAGGTAGCCATTGTTCTGCAGTCTTATTCGTGTCGGTTAGTTACGCGCGTACGGCGCGAACAAACTTAGTCTGGTCGATCATCAGCGTTGCGAGGTACCCGCGGAAGGCGATGGTCCTTGACATCGTTGACGGTACGTCAATCGCGAGGGCACCCTTCATCTGTTCGAAGATCTCGAAGCCTGAAGCGTCACCCACGATAAGTGTGTTGGCTGCAAAGTTGCGATCGACGACCACCTGTAGACCGAAGGCGATGCCGTTCGGCTGGCCAGGCTGGAGGTTTCCGTATGCGTTCATTGGTCCGACCGCTGGGAAAAGCGGACGCTTTGAACTGTCGCTCAAGCCCATAAGCGTTCCCCAGAAATCTGGTGACACGAAAATATGGGTAGGAAGGTTGCCGTTAGAGCCGGACAAGATTGTCGTAGCTGCTGCCGATACCCAAGCCTGCCAGTATGACGGGTCTGTCTCTGAAGCCGCTGCGAATGCTGAGGTTACCGATGCGCCTGCGCGAAGGTTGTCTGCAGCGACGTTGTCTGTTTCGTTTGCGTAAATACGAGCCATGTCGTCGAGTACAAGTCCGATGATCTCGGGCTGGGACCAGTCGATTGATTGTTCGGACAGCGTGACGTATCCGCCGTAAGTTGCCTTTGTGACTTGATTGTCAGTGACAACGTAGGTGCCGCTTGTAAGCGCGGTGTTTTCAGTTGCCTGATTGCCAATGCTTGTGTGTGTTGTTACCTCGGGACGGATAAATACCTTGCCACCTTGGGGCATGGCTTTTGCACCGATCGCATCAATGACCGGACGACGTCCGATGAAGTTGTTGTAGACGGGTTGCACGATTGGCAAGGGCAGGACGCCAGGAATGTCTGAAGTGATCACATTCGGACTGGCCGCGCGGATGCCTTCGCTCATTTCGCGCCACTTGTCACCACCGACAAAAGCGGCTGAGATGTATTCGGCTGCTGTTGGCCAGTTGAACTCGCGCTTGGCGGTTGCGTAAATAGGGGTAGTTGGGATGATTGAAGCCTCGACCTCGACCACTGGGTTTTCTTGTGTTGCCACTTCTGGTTCCTCCTCGGAATCTGTTGGGGTGGGTTCGGTTGCATCTTCTTCTGGTTCTGAT